TCATCTATAGCTTTTGGAATCAAGTGGCTTGTTAAACACTACCTAAGCGAACTTAAGCCCAATGGAGGCTCAAGTGTAAAAGATCAAATTAATAGATTAGAAAGTGCTTTAGAGGATCAACGAATAGACTCTCTTGAATCTAGAAATCGCCAAGAGTCTAAACTTGATGATATGTATAGGATTTTAATTGATCATATTGCTAAGACTAACAAGTAACCTAATTTTCCTATTTTCCTTTATATAAAATATATAAACTATCTTTTAAAAACCTTGTTTAGATATAGTTCTTTTCTTTATATATTTTAAGTATAGCATAAGGTTATTTCTACTAATGTGTATAAAATGGACATTTGGTATATTACTAATTATAACTTTTTGATAACAGTTCCAAATACCCTGGCCTTATAAAATTTTATTGTACGATATGTCCGTTTTGTCTACCTATATATAAATAATGTTATAATTTAACTCTGCTAGTACTCAGGTTCTAACCCACCCCACTGCGCCTGAGTGCTAGCTTTATTTTATGGTATAATCAATCATATGTGCACCCCAACAACAGAAAAGCTAGGAGCCACACCAGCCAATATTCAATGGACAGTTGTGCGTGGAGACTCTTCTACCCTTGCTGTTCAATTCCTTCAAGACGATGAGGTTACTGGATGGAATATTAGCACTTGGGCATTTTCATCTAGTGCTTATGATTCTACTGGTGATATTCTTGATGAGCTTAAGGTAACTGTTTCTGGACATACCGCAACAATTTTTATTTCATCAGACATTACACAAAATTGGGGAAGCAAATATACTTCAGTTGTAGCTGAGCTACCATTTGACCTACAAGCAACAATTCCAAAAGCTCAAGGAGAAACAGAAGATACTGTCTGGACTCCAGTGATTGGATCAATTTGTGTGCTTGGTGACATTACTCCAGGAGGCCTATAATGCCAGTTGTAAAAGCTAGTGTTCAAACAACAAAAATGCCTCCGATTATTAAAATTGGTACAAAGGTATTTAAGGTTAAGAAATAGTAATTAAGCCATGGCAAAAAGCATGGATTTTCCAGGGAAACCAAAAAAATATTCAGACAATGTTAGTCAACCATACGAGTTAGAACAATCAATTTCATATGTCGCAGTACCTGGAGCCCAAGGAGAAAGAGGGCCAAAGGGCGATAGCGGGGAAATTGGACCACAAGGTAACCCAGGACCTCAAGGAGAGCCTGGAAAGCCTGGAAAAGATGGAAGAGACGGCAAACCAGGACAAAGCAGTATATCTCCATCAGGTCAAAAAGCTGGTTGGGCATTATATACAAATAAAGATCAAAAAAATATTATTTTAGGTGCTACTAAAGGAAATGACGGTTGGGTTAGATTTAATTTTGATTGTAAGGGTAAGAATAATGAACAATACTTGCCAGAAAATAACGTTTCTTTATACAATCCAGAGTCACAAAAAATAAACTTAACAGGATTAAAGATTGGATCAATTGTTACAGTTCGTTATGATGTAGTTTTGACCACATTTACCAACAACACAGAGGTTTGGTTTAAGACATATATCCCAGACTTAGACGTTGGACCAACAACCTTTGCTGCAAACCTAAAATATCAGTTCTCATATGACATTTCTCTGGAGCATACCTTTGTTGTAGAAAATGATATGGTCAGAAATTACGGAGCTTTTCCACAAATATTGACAGATAACGATGCTTTAATGGTCGCTAAAAATATGTATATATTTGTTAGGTAAAATATTAAAAAGTGTATTATTTTGTGGTACAATTACTGCTATGAGCCCTAAATCCCCTGGTGTAGTTGAGTCACAAAGTAAGTCAGCACCACTACCACCAACTATTGGGACCGCTACAAATGTTGGTGGAAACTTAGACTACAACGCTGGACAGGTATCAGTAACTTTTACAGCTCCATCATTTGATGGTAAATTACCAATAACCAGCTATACAGTTACATCATCAGGAGGACAAACCCAGTCTGGTTCTGGATCTCCTATTGTTGTTACAGCATTAAATACAGCTCCAGCATCATCTTATACTTTTACGGTTACCGCAACAAATGCAGCAGGAACATCAGGAGCATCTTCAGCATCAAATGCAGTTACCCCAACAGCAAAGCCACAGGCTCCAACAATTGGAACAGCATCTGGCGGAACATCTGGTGTTGTATCAGTTCCATTTACAGCAAACAATAATGGAAACAATACAGTAACAGTTTTTACAGCAACATCAAGTTCTGGAAGAACAGCAACTAGCGCTTCATCACCAATTGGCATTACAGAGATTGCAGCTGGAACTTACACTTATACTGTTACCGCAACAAATGGAAATGGAACTTCTCCTGCATCTGGTGCATCTAATCCTGTTGTTTCTACATTTGGTCCATTCTTTCCTCCGTTTTTCCCATTCTTCCCGCCATTTTTCCCACCTTTCTTCCCACCATTCTTCCCACCGTTCTTCCCTCCATTCTTCCCACCGTTCTTCCCTCCATTCTTCCCATTCTTCCCACCTTTCTTCCCTCCTTTCTTCCCTCCATTTTTCCCACCGTTCTTCCCTCCATTCTTCCCATTCTTCCCTCCTTTCTTCCCTCCATTCTTCCCACCTTTCTTCCCGTTCTTCCCACCTTTCTTCCCTCCTTTCTTCCCTCCATTCTTCCCGTTCTTCCCACCGTTCTTCCCGTTCTTCCCGTTCTTCCCATTCTTCCCGTTCTTCCCACCGTTCTTCCCGTTCTTCCCACCGTTCTTCCCGTTCTTCCCGTTCTTCCCAGGATTTGGACCGTCCTTCCCATTCTTCCCACCTTCATTCGGTCCATTCTTCCCAGGATTCGGAGCAGCTGGTGGCGGATACTTCACCTAATATATAAAGATAGCCTAGGGTTTGTTTAAAAAACATTCTCTAGGCTATTTTTTTTATAATTTTGTAATTATTTTTAACTATGCTATAATTAAATTAAAACGAATAGGGGTGTATAAATGTACGAGCATGATGAAAATGAAAACCCATGGTTTACTAAAGATAGATCAGAGACGGTTTCTAATAGAGTTCCAGAAAGATTACTAGATAATGGTTTCTCTGTTGAGAACCTTGCTTTAGGGCTACATGTTTATAAAAACACATTTTCTTTAGACGATGCTAATAGATACATAAACACTCTAGAGTCTAACCTTGGAAATGAAAAAGTTTATAAGTGGGCTGATGCAACAGTTACAAATTCAGCAAAGCCAATTAAAAAAGCAAGAGACTGTGTTGACTTTAAATATAAGCAAGAAAATCTGGGACCAAGAAACAAAGATAACGCAGAATTAATAGATTTACATGAAGAGATATATCAAAAGTTAAAATATTGCATAGACGATTATGCTAAATATTGGGGAATTAGCGTGGTATATTATGAAGCGTTTAACTTTGTTAAGTATGAAGGAAAAGGAACACACTTTAACATACATGCCGATCACGGTCCAAGATATAATTGCACAGTTTCTGCTGTTATTTACATTAACGATGATTATGAGGGTGGAGACCTAAAGTTCCCAAGATTGGATAACCTGGTGTACAAACCAAGAGTAGGAGACATGGCTATATTCCCATCAAATTATATATACGAGCACGCATCTCTTCCTATGGAGTCAGGAACAAAATATTGCGTAGTTGTTATGACTGACATAAATGAGCTAGGTCATAAAGAGTAAAAGATGATATCAAATATCATTACATTTAGATCATTCAGACCATGGCTAAATAAAAATAGTAAATCTATGCCTGCACCAACACAAGACATTATTCCAGAGTGGTATAAAAAAGCAGACAGATTTGCAAAAAAGCTTAATGGTGAGTATTATGATGCAACAGAACAGGTTTGTCCTTTTCCAAAAGAAGGAACGACAGATGATTATGGAAAGATTCCTACATGGAAAGCGTGCCCTGCAATCATGGATGGATTTTCAACAGGGTATGTATTAAAAACTCCATGCGATCTTACATTTTTTAAAAATGCATATGGTATTATAGATGTTAAAGTTGAAGATGAAAAATATAAAGACTTTTGTATGCAAAGAGCAGAAATGCAACAGTTTGAACAACCAAAAGGATACCATAATGTTCACTTTGCATGGTTTTCTGATTGGGGTTTGCAACTACCAGAAGGATATAGTGCTCTTTTCATGAATCCAATGAATAGGTTTGATTTGCCATTTTTAAATACAACTGGAATTGTTGATAATGACAATGTTCATCAACTTGGAACATTCCCATTTTTTATTAGAAAAGACTGGGAAGGAACATTACCAGCAGGAACACCATATATGCAAATACTCCCATTTAAAAGAGAAAATTGGGAGCATAAAATAGAAATATTAGATCCACAAACCATATATAAAGAAAGAACAGAAAACGTAAAGTTTTATCGTCAACCAGACGGCGGTATATATAAAAATAAAGTTTGGTCTAGAAGAGAATACAAATAAGGAGTAGTAATGCAAACATGGACAGAAAAAATTAACTTGGGCAATGGAATTACATGCTACAAGGGAGTAATAAAAAAAGAGTTTGATGTAATCAATAGGCTTGAAAAAAACCTTGGCTCTGTTGCTCCATATGAAGCTTTATCACCAGAAGGTAAGTACCTTCACTGGATGCCAGCATACGTTGGATACCAGCAGTTAATGCCAGAATACAGAGACTGTGTTGACTTTAAGTTTAAAAAGACAGACATAGAGCGAGACACAAGTCCAGAATCTTTAGATTTGCAAGCACTTTGGCAAGATGTTTATGATGCACAGTCTGCAGCAGTAGATGACTATAGAAAAGATTACAATATCATGGACCTAAAGTATTGGGAAGCCTTTAACTTTATCAAGTACGGTCCAGGTCAGCATTTCCAAGAACACCATGATCATGGTTTTTCTTATAACTGCACAGTGTCTCTTGTTGCTTATGTAAACGATGACTATGAAGGCGGAGAGCTTTATTTTAGATTACAAAACTTAAATATAAAGCCAGATGCTGGCGACTTGTTGATTTTTCCATCAAACTTTATGTATCCACATAGAGCTATGCCAGTTCACAGCGGAACCAAGTACTCTATTGTAACAATGCTTGATTATAATAAAAAGTTTCACACTCCAGAGATGTACGTGGCAGACTAACAATAATGATAAACATATCCGTTGAAAGATATCCAGATTCAAAAATTATTATTGCTCCAATGTCAATAAAAAGAGATTGGATGGACGTAACTCCAGAAAAGCATGCATACAGATGCTTTCCAGTTACTCAAGCAAATATGATTGGTTGGAATCTTTCATGCAGCCAAGATATTAAGTTTATTTGGAACGGTATAAACGACACAAGCTCTGAAAATATTAAGATTTTAGAAGGGTCAGAAGTAACATATACTGGAAGAGGTCAGTCTACTGTAAGCGTACATACAGGGCTAACATTTAGGTCTGAACAAACCATAAGCATGTTTACAATTAATCCAGTTAACTATTTCAGTGAAGATTTTGAAACAATGTCATCACTGATTTCTACGTCCTGGCTAGATACTGGATTTCCCCTTGCAATAAAAGCACGTCGTGCTAATGAAGAGATAACCATAAAAGCTGGAACCCCTCTTGCTACAATAATTCCAATTTCTTTGACTAATCTAGACAACAGTATGATTGAAATAGTTGATTATTCAGATATAGATCGCAAACGACAAATGGCTCATAAGGCATATGGAGAAGCTGCACAAGAAATTAATAAAACTGGTCAGTGGACTGACTGGTATAGAGATGCAATAAATGAAAAAGGAGAGAGTGTTGGCTCTCATGAAACTAAGGTTTTAAGGCTTGGTGTCAAGGATAATACACAAAACAAAGGAAACGAAATAAAAGGAAATGGTATAATCTAATTATGATAAATAACATAGATGCTTCTGTTGTAGTTAGAAAGCCGTCCCTAACCCCATCTGGTTGGTTTGGGGATAGCAAAGACATGATTGTTGAGCTAGAAAACTTTATGACTCAAGAAGAAATAGAGTTTTTAGAAAAAGCTGCAAAGTCTTTAACAATTTGGGATGTAACTGAAAGTCATGTTAACGAAAATGGAACAGTTGTCTATGACTCTGACTATTGGAAAGATAGAGTTGCAACTAGCCCAACACTTAATAAAAATGACCCAACAATTGCACCAATTATTGCAGGATTATTTGAAAGACTAAAGCCAATAGTAGAGGATTTTTATAAAGTTAAAGTTATTCCTACTGGCACGACAATTGTTAAGTGGCTTCCAGGACAATTTCAAAAACCTCACGCAGACAAAGAATTACATGATGGCCCAGACGCTGGACTTCCAAATGATTTTCCTAACTATGATCTTTCAAGTTTATTTTATTTAAATGATGACTATGAGGGCGGAGAGCTATACTTTCCTTTACAAGGGGTACAGTTTAAACCTAAAAAGGGAGCAGCATATTTTTTTCCAGGAGACAAAAACTATATTCACGGCGTTACTGAAATAAAAAGTGGCCTTAGATTTACTTGCCCATTTTTCTGGGAAATCACAGAACATACTGGGGACAGGAAACCTTAAATGAGTACAGGAAGTCTTGAATCAATAGAAATATATCCTAATATTCGTGTTTATAAAAACATGTTTAAGGACATATCAAAGTCTTACAAAATTTTAACTGATTCATTGGTTGAGTCAGAAGACACAATTTTTAATAGCTGGACTCAATGGTCTCATTTTGGAGAATATTTAAATCCAATAACACCTTCTTTTTCTGAGTCTGAGGCGTATGCTAACATAAAAAATATAGTAACAAAAACAGAAAAACAAGAAGATCAAAAAAACTTTGCTATAGAAGTTATGGAAAACTTTTATTTAGTAACAGAAGACTATGCTAAAAGATATGGCATTGATATAGATTTAACTAAAAACTCTACTGAAGATTCTGGCAACACAGTGCCAACATGGAAGTGGGCAGGTGGCTCAATAGGAAAATATAATGTAAGTGATAGAGATTCAACATTTGGCATGAACTATCATTCAGACTATATTAGAGAACGAGGTTCTGCACCAGGATACAAATTTGTAATAACTTGCACTATTTATTTTAACGATGATTATGAAGGTGGAGAAGTTGATTTTGCAATGGGAGATAAACTTGTAAAGTATAAGCCAGAAGCGGGAGATCTTCTAGTTTTTCCATCAGGACATCCAGATTATTTGACAGAAGAAGGAAAACCATACTTGCATGGAGTTATGCCGTCATACAATAAAAATAAATTTTTAGCAAGAATGTATTGGCAAAAATATCAAGATGGAACACCTGAATGGTACGAAAACGAAAATAAATTTGGAAAAGATCAATGGGCTGCAATGCAAAAAGATTTAGAGGAACAGTTTAGAATAGAGCATCCTCAAAGAAACCACATAGAAAATGGAGTAAGAGTAATATGAATCTAAGCAATAAAAATAGAATAACTAAAGACATAGTTGTTTATGAAAACTTTATTGATGCAGATACTGCTGCTAAGCTTGTAAAGGTTTTAGATAAGCATGCAGAACTTGGACTGATTACGTGGATGCCAATATCATTTTACGAGTCTTACTCTTCAGTGTTGCCACTAGACAATGATGAGCATGTAGAAAATGAAGGATTACCAAGTGATATATTTTCACAAATGAAGCAGGGCATTGTTGATGCTGTTGCAAGTGTTCATGATATTGATCCTAAGATAGTGTCTCAAATTGGATACCACACACAAAAGTGGGAGCCAGGAGCATATGCAAGAAAGCATTCTGACAACACAGACGAGCATGGTAATTCTGGTGCTTTTACAAGAAGCAGATATGCAGCATTTCTATATTTAAATGATGACTTTGAAGGTGGCATGTTGCAGTTCCCAGATCAAGATATAAGCCTTCAACCTAAAGTTGGAATGCTTGCTGCATTTGACGGTGGATTTAATAATATGCACGAAGTAACTCTTATAACTAGTGGAGTTAGATACACTCTTGGTTCATTCTGGGATGACCGTGAAGAGGATGCTTATCCTCAAGAATTAAGAGATGAATGGGCTGCAGAAATGAAAGAAACTAGAGCCAAGCAAGAAATTGAAAGAGCAGAGTGGCAAGATACATTAAAAGAAGGATATAAGATAGATCTAGATGGAAACAAGTATAAGGTTGAGGAGTTAGAAAAAAAATGACTAACTTTTTAGAAAAAGAGCTAAAAGAAAATGGCTTTAATGTTACAGAAATTATTCCAAACCTACTTTTAGTTGAAGACTATTTATCTAAAGAAGAAATAGATTACATACTTAATGTAATAAATCAAACACCAGAGGATGTCTGGTATATAGAGTATTTGTCAAATTTAAAAAGATTCTGTTTAGAAAAATTTGGAAGAGACGATGTAGATAATTTAGTTGCCGAAGGTAAATTTGAGGTTACACAGGGCTGGGAAGATAAAAATTTAAATATAAATACAGATCCAATTTATAAAACTATATATCAAAGACTTGATAAACTAGTCTTACAAGCAGATAGCTCATTAAATTTAAGTGGATTTGCAACAATACAAAGAATGCAAAAGGGTGTTGAGCTAAAATCTCATACAGACCAACACACAGACCCATCAATTAGATATGCTGCCATTTTATACTTAAATGATAATTACAGTGATGGAGAGCTTTTTTTTGAAAAGAAGGGTATTGATTTAAGACCAAAACCAGGATCGCTTTTAATTTTTCCAGGAAATGAAGAATTTGAACACGGAGTCAGACATGTTGGTGAAGGTCCAATAAGATATGTTCTTGTTGGTTTTATTAAAGTAACAGATTTTTATGAAAACAATAAGTACTAAGGAGAGAAAGTGAACGTAGAAAAGCTAGATCCAAAAGTTTATTATTACACAGATGCAATAGAAGATTTTGCAACTTTTCAAAAGACCCTACAAGAACTAGATGTTATTGGCTCAACTGAAGGCTCCGATGTAAATGTTTGGAATAGCTGGACATCATCTAACGATAAAAGTTTTATTTATGGAGAAACAAAAACTTTTGATATTAATCAAATAAGCAGACTAGACAATGAACTAGGTAAAAAAAGCAAATATATTTATGATGCAATAACAAAAGCTCTTTATGATGTCTGCAAAGACTACGCCTCATCTCTTGGTGACTTTGATGAGCCAAGGCTTTTCCCAACCTTCAATATTAAAAAATATAACACTGGCATGGGAATGGGCGCACACTTTGACCAACTAGACGGAGACCAAACTTTAAGGTACTCTTTAGTCATGTACTTAAATGATGACTGCGAAGGTGGAGAAATATCTTTTCAGTTAAAAGATTATAATGGCGGATGGACAAGCTCTGATGGATGGGTCAAGGGTGCTCCCCACGTAGACCTAGACTATGACATTGCTATTGCAGATAAAGCAATAGACTTTGGGGTAAAGCCTAAAGCAAACAGCGTTGTTATATTCCCAGCATACGCTCCATACTTTCACACAGCGCACACTGTAAAATCTGGATTCAAATACATGGTTCCAGGTCATTGGATACATAATCATATGGATATGTACCCTCAAGACTTAAGCAAAGAAAGTATG